CCCACCCTTCTCTGGAAGCACTAGACACATATTCTTCTTATTCGCATCTTTGAATATTTGCGGATCACCTACATTTTTTACACCAAAATACGTATACTTGGAAAGAAAAAGCGAGTTCGAACTCATATTGATCATTTCAAATAGTTTTGTTTTTCGGTATACAGGATTTGAACCATCTACCATTAAAATTATTTTCCCATTAAAATCGAGAAGATTCTCGTTGCCTAAATCTTTCGACTGATATTCGCGACCATATTTCGGACCAAGCAAATACCGCGCCACCGACTTACTTTGTGATATAATTTTTGCAAGATTGTCATACATTGTTATATTTTGCGACATCATCCGCATATGAATAATAAATGGATCGCCCGGATTTGGACATTTTGACGCCGAAAACACATAATTACCTAGCACCTCAAATGCTTCTGATACTGGAATATGATTATAAGTTTCTTTATAATTAAATGAATTCACTGATGATGACGCGATAACCGGTTGATTCTCTACTGAAAATACTTCAAAATCAATACATCTACAACCGCGCGCAATCACATAAAGAAATGCATCCATGCTTACATTCGAATTCTTGAATTTATCAGGATTAAATGCATTATACGCTGTTTTAATGTAGTAGTCACGCAATTTAAACTTCGACTGATTATCCGTTCTAGAAATCGATGTGATATTTTTATCTATAATATCCTGTGTATTTTCGTTCGCATTTGTCATACCTTCTTTGTAATCTTCAAGAATCGGTTGCGTCGACAATGACGACGACGACGACGACGTATTCGATGATGGTGTAAGATGATCTAATGACGTTGCAGCCTTTTTACGCTGATGTATCGTCATTTCATATTCCGGCGTATTTACAGTAAAATTCTCTGTTGAAAGAATTTCCGAGTTTTTTTTAAAGATATTCTGCGCTTCTGATAAAAGTGCACTACCTTCGTTTGTTAAATCAAGATTAGTATCTAGTGTGGCAGCTGCGTTAGCAACCTTTGCGGATAAGAAACCTTCATAGAGTACAGATTGTTTTTGATAACACCGGGTTTTAACCATCTCGGATATTTTCCATATAGCCAAACCAAGAATAATAATACCTATGAATATAAACTCTACCTGATATTCTTTCATTTCTAATTATATATCATATATATTTTTATATAAAGTTATTACAAGTAGAAGTATCAATCAATAGAAAACAACTAAAAATACTAAATGACTGGTGGGTTATTGAATCTCATTGCTACCGGCAATCAAAATGTTATTTTAAATGGAAACCCAAAAAAGTCTTTTTTTAAAAGTACATACCTTAAATATACGAATTTCGGTCTTCAAAAGTTTAGAATTGATTTTGACGGGCAGAAGAAACTGCGAATGACCGAGGAATCAAAATTCACCTTTTATATTCCGAGGTATGCAGAACTACTTATGGATACGTATATATGTGTGACATTACCATCGATTTGGAGTCCGATTCATCCTCCTGCACGTGTCGAAGATATGTGGGCTCCTTATGAATTTCGTTGGATAGAAAATCTGGGAACCCAAATGGTAAAAGAAATTGTGATTTCCGTCGGCGGTATGACGCTTCAAAAATTCACAGGAAATAATTTAATGGCAATTATAGAGCGTGATCTCGACGCAACAAAGCGTGAGTTGTATAATGAAATGACTGGTCATGTTCCCGAATTATACAATCCCGGGTGTTCTGGTGCTCGATTAAATCAATACCCAAATGCCTATCGAACAAGAAATATTTCTGGTGCAGAACCATCGATTCGTGGTCGTAAAATATACATTCCAATTAATGCATGGTTCACCCTTTCTTCAAAAATGGCGTTTCCACTTGTTTGTCTTCAGTATAATCAACTTCAAATCGATGTAACACTTCGTCCAGTGAAAGAACTCTTCACCATACGCGATGTAGGCGATCCAGTTAATTATTGGCCCGTCATCCAACCGGATTTCACAAACCCACTTCACCAAATGTGGCGTTTTTTATACCCACCACCTAATATCGATTTATCACAGAATGCATACCCGAGTATTCGCACAGATTGGAACGCGGATGTGCATCTTATAGCGACTTATTGCTTTCTCTCGGATGATGAATCCAAAGTCTTTGCTGCAAATCAACAAAAGTACCTCATTAAGTCGTATTATGATTGGACGTTCAATGATGTCACTGGAAGTAAGAAAATCAAAATAGAAAATTCGATGGGTATGGTATCGTCATGGACAATGTTCTTCCAACGAAGTGACGTGAATCTTCGTAACGAATGGAGCAATTATACAAACTGGCCGTATAATTATCTGCCATATGACATCATTCCTGCGCCAATTGATGACGACTGGCGACCATCGATGTTTAATGAGGATATTCGCCAGACCACCGATCTGCTTACGAATCTGAACCCTGAATTTGCAAATGACCGCTACTTCTTTGATAAAAATGGTCCGAAGAATGGAATTGGACCGGGTATCAACCCGCGCGATAAACGTCTCACTGGACTTCATATTACTGGCGACTTTCAATCTGAGAATGAACGCGATATTTTACAGATGCTTGGTATCTCTCTGAATGGAAAGTATCGAGAGAATATTCTGGATTCGGGCGTTTACAATTATGTCGAAAAATATACGCGCACACGTGGTAGCGCAAAACCTGGTATATACTGTTATAATTTCTGCATTAACTCGGATCCATTCGATCTTCAACCTAGCGGGGCAATCAATATGAGCAAATTTAATCAAATCGAATTGGAATTGGTAACAATCTATCCACCATTAGATACTACAGCCGAAGTTAAAGTGATTTGTAATCCGAACACTCGAGAGATTATCGGTATAAATAAACCCAATGTGAATATTTACCTATATAATTACGATTTTCATATTCTGGAAGAACGATATAATGTTCTCACATTCGTATCAGGTAACTGTGGATTAATGTACGCGCGCTAAACCGCATCGATAATATTCTCTCGTATATATAACTTGAATCATTATACAATGGCGGATGATGATGATGAAACGAAAGACACTGGCGAAGAAGGCGCCGAAGAAGAAGAGGAGGAAGGCGGTGCATTTAGCAAAGTAGGCGGAACGTTCGGTGGAGATAAACAAGAAGACGACGAAAAAAAAGCAGATTCATCTACTGATAAAACGAAACAGAAAGCCAAACCAACATCACTATTCGATGTTAACGCGTTAAAAGAATTCGGTTTGAGTGTTCTTACTCTTTTTATCGAAACGCTTATTATTTCGGTTGTCTGCGTAAACATACTCTTTTATTGCACGCCAGAAAGTATTCGAAACAATAATCTTAATCTTGAAACATTGTTTCCTACAGATAGAACAAAGTGGCCATATTGTTATACAAATGAATATACGTCATGTGAAAAAGAGTGTGACGATAAATTCGGCGGAATCGCAGATGACCCCAAACTTGAAACTTCTAAAAAAATATATCTGAAAGCAGCAATTCTTCTTGATACCTATGTCTTTAAATGGTTTTGTCTTACAAAACAAGACGTAGATATGGTAAAAGAAAGTGTTGAGGAAGGTGTCACACAAGTGAATTTATTGAATTGGGAATTCATTAAGGCCCGTTTTAAACAATGGATCAATAATGCATTTATATTTTCGTTTTCATCGGACCGCGCAATGTTACGAGCACTATTCGGTTATATTACCAAATTATCTCAAAATATACCGAAAGAATTATACATGGTCATTTCCCCACTGCTTATTATTTTAATGCCATTTATTCTTATTTTATTAGGCGCGTTTATGTTGATGGGAGGACCGTTTTTTACAACCGTAATTGGTATGATTTTGAATCCTACTGAAAACAGAAAGGAGTTTATTGGTGGTTCATTATGGTCGCTATTTACTGCATTCGGATTCGGTATAATTCCGGTTATTTCATATGTTGTCCAACTCTTGCAGTTTATCGGAACATTATTTATTTACCCATTATTTCACTGGGATGAATATCGAGATCTTTATTCGCGATATGTGCCAATTATTTTCTTCTTCTTTAATCTTACACTCATGTTTTATGCGTTTGAGTAT